CTCCTGGTTCCCCAGGTTCCAATTCAGTATCTGCTCCCGGTCCCATATATTCACGTTGGCCTGTCTGACCGGTTTCTTGTATAACTTCTTCTGCTTCAGAAGCTCCTTTGCGAGTGTCTACTTTATAATAAGCATCAGGGTCAAACCGAGGGGCATTTTTTCCTACTCTTTCATAAAGCAATTTCAATTCAGGCCATATATCTCTATGAATAGATGTAGCAATCTCTTCAGGAAGATTCCATTGGGACCATCTAAGAAAAGATTCACTGAAAAAGGGACGGGGTGGTTGTGATTTCCGTTTGCCCTTTTTTGTGATAGTTGTATATCCCTTTTCCAAAAGAATAGCATACTCTGCTACATTCTTAATTCCACCAGCAGCATCAGGAGCAACTTCGTTTTTAGAAATCCCAACCCTATATTTTCCATAACCAGTATCAAGCGGTTTAATTGCATTCACTAAATGGCTTTTCGCAATTCCCATTCTTGGGTCCAGACCCAAGTAATTTTTCATTTCAATCCACATAGGAGAAAGAGATGGATGATTTCTAAAAGCCTGCTGAGATATTATTCTTGATTGTACATAAGCTGTAAAATGATCTGCTAACCTTTTCGTGAGTGCTCCACTACCGCGTCCAGGTCCACCTAGCCAATAAATAAAAGAATTTTGAAGATTATCAATAGGAACTTTAGCCATTTCAACTTTATGTTGAAAACGACTTACATATTCCCAATCTAATCCAAGAAAACCACCGTAGCGTGGCATAACTACTCCCTGTTGTCCTCAGCAAGTCCACAAATCTTCAGACCCGGCAAACGGTGGGTTTCCATTGTTTCCACACTATATCTTTCATCATCAATCACACACCGATCTTCTATTTGCAAATCCAAATCATTGGATATAAAAAGCTTGCGACTGGATTGATAGAATCGTCCATAACGCTCATCTGCTATATCGTGATCACTCAATCTACCAGAGAAAAGTCCAAGCTCACCAGAAAACACAGGCTCCCAATTTGGAGTAAGTTCATATGATTGAGGATCTCGTGCTTCTCCAGAACGCCTATAAGCATCTACTTCAGTATTGCATTTATAGAGCACGCCTTCCTTGGCATATACAGCGTTCTCAAACAGGTCTGAAACCATCACCCCGACCAGATGTGATTCAGAAGTGGCCGTAAAGTCTAAGCGATCACCAACCTCAATGGACGTTTCGTAAGTAGCCATGAAAGAAGTCATGTGAGTGCTTTCAAAAGGAGTGGTATCTTTGACACCACCTTCGGTATCAATACTTTCAACAGTCAAGAACTCTCCAGTAGTGTGTCTGTACACATTAACTTCTTTTCCAAGCTCTTGCAGCACATCTTTGATGTCATCCCCAATTCCAGCCATTTTGAAACTCCACTAATAGTCGATATATGTATGTCGAAAACCTTCGTTGTCTTCATTATAATAATTGAGAATTTTTGACACATCGTTTCCATACTGGTCATAAATCCAACCATTCCCAATACTCAGACCAAACATACCTTCGGGTGGGATATCCAACAGATCGGGATCACCACTATCCAATGCTTTCTGAAAATCCTGATCCATCTGTTGGATCATTTCATTGTAATGCCGGAATCTGTGCTGAAGGCTCAGTTGTTTGAATTGAAATCTATGTGCTGCTTGCACTCGCAGAATATCCAAAGCATGTCGTCTGCCTCTCTGAACACTCCAATACTCTTTCTTGGGCTTATCAATCGGATAGCTCCAACCCAATTCATTAAGAGCCTGCGTAGTGGCAAATTCAAACTCTTCTACACTGAGAAAGGAAGCCGAAGATCCCATAGAATTTTCGATCTTCCCAATAAGTTCTCCAGAATTGGAAATAGTCATATGAATTCTCTCAAATTTTATATAAAAGAAGAGGGATACTTTCGGCATCCCTCTTCAGTTTCCAGCTACGTCTTACTGCGGCTGGTTTTCCTGCCACTTCTAGTAGATTTGGGCTTATCTTCTTGCAGAATTTCCAAAGTTGTTCGGGGCTGATTACCTTGCCGGTGCATGTCGATTTCACGATAAAGCTTGCTAGGAAAAGAATTTTGTGTATCTTCATGTATACCAGCAAACAGTATTTCACCATTATCCACTTTCAGATTATAAAAAAGACGAACCTTCATAGAACCCCCTTAAAAATTTTCATGTGATGGGTAAAAACCCACCACATGAATTGTCATTGTTTTGTTACCATCGCAACTAGCTGATCGTGAGAGTGAACAGCGCGTCAGGATGGTAGATAACCGGGAGACCCTTGTTCTGGATTCGCATCCACAGTCCTTCCGGGTCCCACTCATCATTGCTGTCCGCATACATACCGAAGTGGCGATCATTTCCGAAGGGAGCTTCCATGAACTCCGCAACGTCCTCACCGTCCACCTGCCGAGCGAACATTCCAACCTTGTCGTCCGTGATGAACTTCTTCCTCATAACAAACCGGGCCTGACCCGCCTTGTAGGAATTGTTCAGACCGGAACTCAGGGTCACAGTGTCGTTGGTCACATCCACAGAGTCGATGGTCACTTCTTCATAGGTGAAGACGTTATCCATCGGGTAGATCCGAGCCTTCTCGCCGCCTTCAAAATCAGTAGCATCTTCCACATTGACCGTAGTAGCACCACTGGACACATCAGCAGTAATCCAAGTGGAAACTTCAAACAGATCATCATACACAGTCAGATTTCCAAGGCCGAGCAACTGACCGATAACCGGCGCGGGACGGGCAAACAGATCACCCTCACCAAAAGCAGACTTCTTCAAAAGATCCTGAATGTCCGTGTTGAACATGAGGACCTTCAGAACCTCAGAGTTGATGAAGAAATCCGTGGGATTCACTCCAACGTCCTCAGAGAACTGCTTCTTGATGTCGTAGATGTCCCGAATAGGTGTAGCAGTATTACCGGGGCTGCCTGTTCCATCATCCCAAACATCATCTCCAGTGAGAGTCTGCTTGTTCTGAGCGGGAACACCGTAATCCACAGTCACCTTCGTCCCGCCGGGGCGGTTATAGCTGATCTTGTGGTCAAAGAACGCCTTGGCCATCATCCACTCGCGGCGGCGGGTGCAGCGGTTCTTCAGCCTACGCTGTTGCCGTGCGATCTGCCTACGAGCAGTCCTGCGCTGAGAATTGCTCAGAGGCTCACGCAGATTGTTCAGAAGCTGCTCTTCAAGGAAGGTCTTTTCCTTCCAATACGCAGCGACTGCGCTTCCTTCGCTGTACAGGGCCTCATCGCCAAAAGTCGGCGCGGGAGCACCGGGGGCGACAAAGGGTGTCATACCAGCGGTTCCATATTCCAGAATCCAACGAATCCTATCAGACTCGTACTGCTCCGATCCAAACAGCTCAGTAAAGACCAGACTATCCGGAGCGGGCATCTTCTCGATGGTCTTATTGAGTGTTTCGTGGTGAAGTTCCGCAGGGATACCTTTAGCCATATCCATAACCTCCTAAAAGGCTTTAATCGTTAAATCCTACCGCAGCACGTAGTAGGAATACTCATCATACACATTGCCGAGATTGGTCATCGCAGTGGCGTCCATACCCTTAACCACCTGCTTACGCAGAATAGCATTGGAAAGGACGACAGAGCCGAGTGCGCCTTCGGCGTACTCGCCAGCACCCGTATCGGCAATCGTGTCCACAACATACTTCGCCACGCTTCGCTTGCCAGAAGCAGCATCCTCAGCCTTGAGGAAAACATTGGCAAGATTGGCAGTGGTGAAGTCAGCACTGACCGCACTATTCAGAGTAACAGTGGCCTTGATGTCGCTGGATTCCCTATCAATAGAGCCAATAGTATGACCCTCATAGGTGCCATCCGTATCGGTGACAACAATATCATCACCAACATCAAGCTTGTAGGACTCCATCATTTCCACATCAAACTCACCACTGGTACCAGCAGCAGTCAGATCGGTAAGCAGAAATACGCGGGACGGGTCATCCTTGGAGATGGTGTCCGGGGTATAAGGCACAAGATTACCTGTGTTGAAATCTTCTGCCATTACTGTTCCAATAGGAACCGCACCGTATGCGGCACGGAAGGTCTTGTCCAGCAGCAGAGCGGATTCACGCGGACTCTTGAACAGTTGTTCATAGATGGCCTTTGTGTAGCCGGTAAAAGTCTGCTGCGGAGCACTTCCACCAATCCCGGCAGAAGTCCTGCTCATTCCGGGATATGTAACACGATCATATTCATAGCCAGGGATAGCCATATCCTACCTCCTTATGAGGGGTTTTTCAGTTAGTCCTTCTTTTTGCTCTTGTTGTCCTTAGTGGCCAAACTCACCATCTCGTCAGAGAGGTCGTCAAACTTCTCATCCTCAGTACTATACCCATCACCAGCAGGAGTATGGCTCTGGATGCTACTGAGATCGAGATCACTCAGAGACTCAGTCCAATCCTTGATCTCTTCATCTACCTTCTGACTGAAGGACTCTTCATCAAACTTGCCTTCACTGTCCACAAACCTGTTGTGGTCAATGTAACGCTTCACCTTGTCATGCAGACGATCAGGGATAGTGCTGTCAGAGAGCTTCTTATCCTTGATGCCTTCTGCATGGGCCTTCAGATCACGCTCATGGCGAATCTGTTCAGCCTTCTCCAGCTTGTCCAAACGACCAGAAAGTTCCTGATTACTGTTAGACAGCTCATCATTCTTGGTTTGGAGCTTTTCGATCTCTTTGTCCTTCGCTTCGAGCTGATCCGAGAACTGCTTATACAGTTCAGGATACTGCTCCTTGAATTCACTCAGATCCATATCCGAACCTCCAGAGTTTTTGTTGTTTTCAGTTTCATTTTCTTCTTCAGAATTGCCAACTGCCACATCCTCCTCTGAATCATCTTCAGAGAAGTTTAGAACTTCCACTTCCAATTCCTCTTCCTTTCCATCAGACATGGATTGTACAGAAGTGTTAGCATCTCTGCCGAAGACACAAACAGAAGCTTCCTTGAATGTCGAAGCCCTAAGAACCACACCCGGTCCTTTCAACTTCTTTCCATTCACCTCAGCATCAGCATTCTCAGAAACTTCCTCAATCTTCTTCGGCTTTACAGAGATAGAAGCTTGGTAAGGAAAACCATCCTCAAGATTCTGCACAAATTCTTGTGCATCATCATTGGAAAGAGGTTTGATGTCGTCAAATTTGACAACACTATTCTCAGTGGAAGGTTTACCACTCTTTACTCCGATCTTCTTATCCCACGAATGGTCTTCCAAAATAGGATAACGCTTCCTGCCTCCGAAATCAATCCCACTGACATCAACAGCGATCCAGCCTCCAAAAATATCAGGCATTTCATTGCCTGTATAAGCCACCATAGAAAATCGCTTTCCCTCATTGTCGTTGTCAGCGAGTTCAATCAAAGGCTCATCAGAGGTAAAGGTGAACCTTCCTTGTGGGGCTTTAAGTTTCTTTGTTCCCATGTTTTGTTCCTCACTGTTTGAACTGCTGCCAACTTTGGAGTTAGCAGTGCGAATAGCTCTCGCCTCGCAATCCTTTCCTCCATCCTTTTTACATTGTTTCAAAACGGAGTTGGCAATTTCAACCCATTTCTTCTTCTGCTCCTCCGTCAGACCCTTTTTGTGCTTAGGCACATCCTTTTTTGTCCATGGAATTTCTATCACCTCCTTTTCCCTAGTATCGTCTTTTCCTTCGTAACCTTCGTAACCTTCATCTTTTCCCGTAGGATTGTATATTCTAATTTAGCAGCAAAGTGGACACTTTTGCAAGCCTTCTACTTTTTGCTGCTACGATTAACCTTTCGTTGTTTGTTAGAAGATGGCTTCTCACCTTCGGATTCCTCTTGAGCTTGCTCCTGATTGACAGTAGAAAGAGTCTCAGGAAAACGCTCATCTTCTTTTGCCTTTTCCTTGACCAGAGACTCCCAATCAGAAAATCCAAGCCTCTTAGCCACTTCCTTGCGTGGAATATTAAGAGTGTCCACAACAGACCCATGCTTTGATCCCAACATGGCTGTTGCTGTAGCTTCAATGTCTTCAAGCCTACTGACAGGAAGACTCACATCCACAAGTTTGTAGCAAGGTTTCTCAACCTTGCCCATTACAGGTTCTCTGTTCTTATCAAAGTCAACAACCTCTTCAACCTTGCGGAGAAATTTAAAATCATTTTTTGCTTTGGATCGAAACCAAAGAATAGGACGCCAAAAGCTATAAATGAGAAACATTTTGAAATAGTGAAGCTCGTCATTGATTCGATCACCCTGCGGACCCTGAGAAGCTTTCACAGAAGCATAAGTACTTCTGTAGTCTCCAAGCATTGTATCCTGTGGCTTCTGCAACCCGGAACTCACCATCTGCATGATGTCATTGTCTTCATCAGAAATGGAATTGAGTTTGGGATTTTGCACTTCCAAATTCATGCCCGGAGGAAGCACCAGCGTCCCGCCCGGATCTTTAGGTTGCATAATCCCTGTCTTTTTCCTGTCTTCCTCATTCATATTGAGCCAACTACGGAAAGCTTGCATGTTTTCCATAGTAATGACCCACAGATAAGCACCACTAGACTTTTTGTGGTCAATCTCATACTTCTTCAAATTCTCGTAATAGTTGACCCACTGAACAGTAGTCTTGATGTGAGATATATTGCGGCGGTTTACGTAACCTTTATTCCAATGAACAATAAAGGTTTTGTAACCATTGAAATCACGGTAGGGTTTGGAATTGGGATTTTTTGCTTTAGCGAATTTTGCCTTTTTAGTGTCGTAGCTTTCATGATTCTTTACTTGTCTTTCCTGTTCAGGAAAATAAGCAACATTCACAGAAGGAATGAGAACTTGTTCACCTTCAGAAATTTCATTTTCATTTTTCTTCTCCATCTGAACCAAGTAAAACATAGCAAAATTACGCTTGGTAGGATGGAAAATAATACCTGAACCACCATCACCGCCACCACGAATAGATCCAGGAGGAATAAAATCAACCTCCACAAAACCATTTGAGTGTACTGTTAGCATTAGGAAAAGCTCACCCTCACCTTCAGCACGGCCCACATAACCCGGAAGATTTTGATAGAGATCGTTGCGGGGGTCTTCCATTATTTCTTTTAGAGCACGATCAATATCAGTATGGCTGGATCTAACATCAAAGCCCCATCCAGCCATTCTTCCCATCATATCACGCACATGAGAAGAAATCTGAGGGTTGCTCTCTACTTTCTTCCAGCACTCCTCTTGCCACTGATGTAGGTTCCAAAGATTGTCCTGATTCACAGTAGGAAAACCATCTTCATCTAAATCAGGCTTTGGAGAAGATCCTACACTGATGGGAAAAGATAGATTTTGGAGCATCTCATCTGGAGCTTCTCTGAGGATTTTTGCATAATCTTCGTTGGCTATAGACATTGGTTGAAATTCTTGCTCTTCAGACATGAGACTACTCCTTTAAATTTTACTTAGTAGTTGTCCACTTTATAGTTAGCATCTTGTGTTTTCTCATCCATCACACAAGTTTCTCCATCAAGTTCTACTCTTCTTCTCTCCATCAGAAGACCTTTGATAATCATTGCATGGTTATGAAGACTGTCTTTCTTCTGATGGTCCAATTCGTTTTTGTCTCTTATATAATCAACACCCACAAAACCAATTGGGATGTCGCCTTTTGAACTACGATCAGATCCATTGGATTTCATGTGTTGAGGTCTAGGAGCAAATAAACAAACAGCATATGTAGACTTAACTCCCATTTCTTTCAAATAATTATAAGCTGTTTTGTCGGTTTCTTTCAAATTCTCAACATCAGGGTAATAAACTTGCCCATGTGTAATCATATGATCCACAAAACAGGACATTAATCCAATTGGAACATCTCTCATTTGGCCTATCCTACTGTCTATTCCCGGTCCCACCGACTCATTTGTATTAGTCACCTTGGCGAAAGGTTGACCAAGAAAATCATATCCCATGTTATGAAAGAGATAAAGCCATCCTCTGTCAGCTTCCAAGTCACCTGTCATAGAATCAAGCTCTCTGTTGACAGTAGCACTCTTCTTGACCACGTATTTCATCCTTGAAGAGAGTGCTGGTACTTTTCCCATTTGATAAGATTCAAGTCTATCAACAGACTCTTTAGTTTGTTTGGCCTCTGCTTTTGACTTGTAGGTATAGTAAAGCATCATTCCAAACATTGCTACAAGAAGCACATCAGTAAAGTATTTTCCACCGTAAGCCAGTAGAAATTGAAAAATTATCTCTATCATGCAAAATCTCTCCTAAAAATTATAAACAGCTTCATTTCTACTATCAGGAACAAATATACCAAAATGGCTGGATGATTTTCTATCTCTAAATTCATCTATACCAAATTCCCTGCCACCATAAATTCCCCATCCAAGAGAAAAGATTGAGTCGTCCTGAACCCCTTTTCGATCATCTTTCTCAGGACTACCATACCATTTTCTGTCTGGATCATAATCAAACATTTGCATCTCTTCACTAAGAATGTTGCTTGATCTGGAACCCGGAACATAGACCTCTGGTGCTTTGAAACGACCACCATGTACAATGGAATAGAACTCGGAAAAGGCTTTTCTTTGGAGGTCAAAGGAAGGAAAAACAGCCTCAAATGTTATATCGTATTCCTCGCACCATGTCTTGAGATCCCAAGCACCCCAACGCTCAGAACAAAGACTATCTATTCCACCATATTCCCAATAAGCTCTGCTAAGTTCTTCCTTAATACTTTCAAGTGTAGAATCTTGGACATGTGCAAGGTGTAGAAGAAGGTAGATGTATTCAGGTACATCATCCCTTTCATAATTCATTCTACGAGAACTCCTACTACCGGTCAAACCTTTGGCTACCACCGTCACAATAGTCCTAGCATAAGAAGTTGTGGCCATTGGATCGGCTCTGTCTATACCAGCATGAATGCTCCAATTTGTGTCGTAGACATCAGTAAGACGCAACAACTCTTCATTGGAAGCCATTTTGGGAATGCCGCTTTTAGCCAAAGTATAGATATCGTCTGTTGGAATGAGCAGTCGCTGAAGTCTTTCGATCTTCTCACGAGAGCTTTCCTTCTTTTTGCGATTGACTTTCCTACTCTTTTTCTTCGCACTGGGGTTCTTTCGCCTGTCTGCTTCCTCAAGCTTTACCAACTCATCACTAATACCCTGACAAATGTTTCTAACACCACCATCATCCAACAACTTTCTATTCTGTCTCTCACCACCCATATAGGCATAGTTGAATACAGAATTGGTGATGGGCACAGGAAATAGTTTTCCACTATCCAAACCCCACACGTTTCGGAAGTAGCGGTCAAACTCTGCGGGGGGAAACTTGTTCTTGTATGAGTCAATCTGAGCTTTGTCCATCAAAGGATGCCAAAACTCATCGGGGTCTGCATTAGGAGCAGCACGGTGGGAAAAGTAGGTGAGAGTATCACTGCCCTCCATATAACCACGGTAGAGATTGTATAGAGGATGTTGTTTTGTAGAAACTGTGGAGTCAATTGTTCCCAAGGCATTCACAATATTTCGTGTAGAACCATCCAACTGATAGAAGAACTTGTGGTCCTTCAAGTCAAACATCTCAGAGAATGTGTATCCTGTAATATTAGACACAATTCCTGTATAGCTGGAAATGGGACGAATGGAAGAAATGACATCACCCTGACTTCCCTTCAAGAAGAACATGCTCTGCTGAACATTCTTCGTCCCAATTACATTCAATAGCTTGGGACTGTTCAACAGCAGTGATTGTGTAATGTCATAGTGGACAAATTTTGTCTGGTCTTTGGACAAAGCTCCGAACACGATAAGCTGACCGGGGAAGCAAAAGAATTTCCATAGTTGGACAAGGCAAACCATGAAAGACTTCCCTTCCCCACGAGGCCAGCAAAAGACAATCACACGATAGACAAACTTACCATTCTCCATCCGAAGGGCTTCACGCAAGACTTCTTTCTGGTTCTCCCACAGCATCCTAAAGCTTTTGCCCGTAACAGGATCAGGGTCATCAGGAAGTTCTGTGGGATACATCCATCTAGGAGTCCCATATCTACTAGGAACTTGGAAACGAATGTTCTCTTCAACAAACTTCACAAACCCTTCAGCACCGTCCTGATATATAGGAATCCTACTTGAATCAATTACTTCCCGCTTTGCCATTATTCCTCATCCTCATTATTCTGTTCAGTATTCCTGCGCCTTAAACCTCTCTTATAATAAGACTCAGGATCACGAGTAGACTTCCTCTTCCTGTTTCCACCCACCTTTTTCTTTCGCTTCTTTTTCCTAGTATCCTTCTTCTTTGGTTTCTCATCCACAGTGCTCTGGCTGAAATCCATGCCCGTTCCTTCCCCATCGGCAGGCTCTGGAGCTTCTGCTTCCCCGCCTACACTATGCACAGCATCAATGAAAGACCTGTCTCCAATACCTTTCGGATCGGCATTTTTCTTATCAACACCACCAAGCTCTCTCCAAATACCGGAAATCGTTTTTATGATTTCACGAATTTCCTTATACACAGGATGAACTTTGGGTGTTCCTTTCTCTGATACATAAACCAATTGCTCGTTGTTGTATTCCCACATCTTGAATTTGAACAACTGATCATAGAGCGGGAGCATCTGATAGCCCAATTTAATCACACTTTCCTGATTAAAGTCCTCACTGCGTTTCATCTTCTCCACAACAGCATGGAGAACATTTTTCAGGTATCGTTGATGGAGCATACACTTGGTTGTAACAGAATGGTGGTTTTTATTCATGTGAGCATAGTTTCTGTATTCACACAAATGATAGAGAGGACAGTCTTCATCAGTGCATTCCTTGGCAAAATCCCATGCCATGAGATAGAAACTCTGATCCTCTCCCTCACCAACAGTCCACCTACCTTTTTCTAACTTTCCATTACCAAGATGATTCTGTATTGAAGATGGAACTCTGCGTCCTTGTTCTCCATGTGCCATTGCGATTTCCTTTAGTTAAGTTGAAGATTTTCACACATAGGCATAGTGCCATTTGAAGGAACAGTCCAGCTTATTGAATCTGTCCAACTAGAAGCCTTATCCCATTCATCATTGGCACTTCTAGCTCTCGCCTCATACTCTCCCGGTTCCAAACCACTAAGATCATAATGAATCTGGAAATGGGTTGAGTTTGTCTGATATTTCTCCGCACGAATTATTTCATTGTTAAGCTCAATTTCAAAATGAGTGACATTCTCATCCTTCATTGGATCACACACAAGGTAAGGACCATCACTGTCTTGCGCTGGAACATTTATTCCAATAGACAGAAACAAGGCCACAAACACTAGGATAATAATTAACTTTTTCATAAATATACCCCTCTTTAGATGTTTATGTTCCTAATCCTTGCCTTCTCCAAGAACCACTGAAAACGACACTCATCTTTTTCACAAACTTTTTCCTGTTCTTCAACACCACTCCCTTCATCTATCTCACACACTCCTTCATGTGGACAGCGACAGCAGCGTTTCTCAACCCCTCCAAAGGCAGTCCCACCATGAATATATCCACACATTGGACATCTAAGCAAGTAATTTCGACATGTTCCAATCATTTCATGCTGCCCTCCTTACTTTACAATATGGACATTGATCGAGCGACACACTGTATTTATTTCCACACCAACATTCAACAAAAATAACAGGTTTCTTCCTACTAGGGAAAATCCCCTTCCAACCATCCACAATATCATCCCGTTTCTTCCAAAACCAATCTATCATCTCAACTCCAATTCTTCATTATATATTTCCAAATCCTCATCCTGATAATACACAACAAGCGTCCCATCCACATAATCATTATGGATAAGTGGATTCACACGCAAACAAGACATCTGAGTTTGAAAATCCACACCATCCACAGGACCAATACCATCCACACAATTCCACCCGTTAAACCACAAATCGAACATATTATTTTCCATACTCCCTCTCCTGCGTCATCTGGATATAATAAATCTTATGCTCCAAAGTATGGACTTTCACTCTCAATCTCACACATTCCTGTTGATAGTAATGCAGCTTTCCCGTTTTATCACTCAAACCATCCTTATATCCCTCAGAGTAACACTCATCCAAAACTTCTTTTAATCTCTTGTTTTCCTTATTAAGCCGTATGTTTTCATCCCTAAGATCAGCAATTTCCTTCTTAAACCGCTCAATAGAATCCACAATCTGCTTGATATCTTCCATAACAAAACCTCCTAAACAACAGTATAAGTAGTTACATACTAAAGTGTCAATTCAATAATATTATATTGGAACAGCAATCACCCTTCCAATTCAACCGCTTGTAGACCCCCGTGACGATTGACCCCAAATTGCCAGTCCACAGTCGTCCACACGAAATCCTCAAGAAAACCACCATAAGTATAATAACAAATTACGAGATTGGACAACAACCAATTAGAGCGCAGTTTACCTTCCACATACATGGACAATAAACACAGTCGGTGATCACCCCCGTAATGATTGCCCTTCCGATAGTTTCCAATCAGACACTACTTCCAAACACACTCCACAAAATTTTTCACAGGGGTATGATGTCTAGTTTCCAATCAGAGAGGACTTTCACATGTAGTCCATGGGTTTGTCATTAGTTTCCAATCAGACACTACTCCTGTGAGTGACCTACGGGTTTAGTGGGCACCCGGCCCCTAGTGAGGCGAAAGGCAAAAAAAGATTTACAAAGGGGGGTGCTCACATGGACAGGGGTAGTGCGTACCGCATTCTCAAGGGGACAGTACTAGGCTTTGGAATGGTAGTGGTACTGATGATTGTTGTAGCATAGGATACTTG